TTCTTACAGATGCGCGCGTTCCTTTTATAAGAGAAAAGACTTTCAAAGACCTCAAGCACGGTTATCTTCGTTTTGATTTCTATCTCCCTCAAAAAGAGGTATGCTGTGAACTAGATGGGTTCCAGCACTTTGAATATACAAAATTTTTCCACAAAAAGCGAAGTGATTTTACAAAGGCACAAGAGCGCGACCGTATAAAAAATTCTTATTGTCTTGCGCATAAGATACCTCTTTATCGGATTCCTTATTGGGAAATGGATAATGTTCATTGCGTAGACGACTTATTTCAAGAGAAGTTTCTTGTTCATTCAAAATATCATAATGACGACATCTATCGAGAGTATCGCAAAAGAATGAAGGAATCTAAATAATTTTCGACTTCTCTTTGGGAAGAAATAAGCGGGAGGAGTTCCAATTGAATTTTTCTAGTATTGCCAGCGTAATTGGCGGGTTCCTTGTTCTAATTTATTTAGTGTGGCAAGTTGTTGTAAAATTCTGCGGAGAAAAAGAATGGTTTAGTAAACGTCGAAAAGAGCGTCAAAAACAAAAGGAAGAAGAAAATAAAAAGCAGCTCAAAGAGACTATCAAAGAAGTAATTGAGCCAATGCTTTTGGAACTAAAAGAAAGAGACAACGAACAAGATAGAAAATTGACTTGTCTTATTCATTCTTCTAATGATATGATGCGCGCGGAAATAGTAAAAATTTATTATCGTTATCTTCCATATAAGAAAATGCTTCAACATAGTCGCGAGCTCTTGAATAAGCTATTTCATGATTATCACGACCAAGGTGGTAATAGTTTCATTGAAGATATGTATAATGAAATGAAAACTTGGCCAGTTGTTAATAATGACAAAGATTTGAGGGAATAAAAAGAAAGGACACATCGAAAGACGTGTCCTTTTCTACTTATTTACCTTTTACGCGCTCAATGATTTCAGCCACTGCGCTGGAACCTGACATTAGGACTAGGCCAGTCATAATTTTACCTGCTATAGTCGTCGCTTTGACAAGACCGCACGCGAGAATGAGGTCAAGATTGAAGGAGAAGACTAGCGCGAAAGCGCCAATGCCAGCGACTAGTAGGGTAATATATTTACCAAAACTAAGTCCTTCCCATATAGGCTTAAACCGGTCCACTAAAAACCATAGCACGGCAGAGAGCGCAAGAATAAGAGATAACATTTCCATACTCCATTCCTCCATTCAGAAATATTTCTAAAGAAAAGAGGTCTCACATATTCCATAATCCATAAATTTGAAACTTTTGAAAAATTTTGATATAATATTTATAGAAAATAAAGGAGGCAGAAAGAATGGCTCGTGTAACACAAGAGGATATAATTCATATCAATGATGTTTATTATAAGTGTCGAACTTATGCAGAAACTGCGCGGCAGACTGGTTTTTCTGCCTCTACAGTAAAGAAGTATGTTATTTCAGGTTATGAGCCAGCAGAGACAGTCAAAGTAGAAAAATTTGATAGACCTTTGCCTAAGTTTGACCCAATGATTTTTGTTCAAAAAGAGGATTGGGCTTCATTCTGTGAATATACGGTAGAAGAGGCCGCGCGCATTGAAGAGCTTTGGAAGGAGATGGCGTTATAATGGAGAAGTATTTTTATCTTGAGGAAAGTCCCTATCTTCCTACTTACTGTATGCTTTATACCAATATTGAGAAGATGCCTTTTCCAAATGGAATTAGAGGCTCTTATTCAATGATGGCTGCGCGGGTTCTTGGATTAGATTATGCAGACTTCTTGAGGTTTGCGCGCGACATCCTTGAAGCAAAGATTATGGGCAAAGGTGAATGCTATCCTCGTGCATATTTTAGAAAAACTTCTGAAGTCCTTCAGATGGTAAAGCTATTGAATAAGCGGATGGAATTGATTATGGATATGCGCGCGAAGCCATACAGTTTAGAAAAAAGAATTGATGGGTCAATCATAAAGGAGAATTTTGAT